ACGGCGCCGGGGGCCGGCCTGTCCGGTCGTCCACGTACGCGCCGCTCGGGACCACCGTCCACCACCTACCAGCGGGGGAGCCGCAGCCGTGACCACCATCGAGTGGACCCAGCGCACGATCAACCCATCGACCGGGTGCGATCAGGTGTCCCCGGGCTGCGACAACTGCTACGCCAAAACGATGGCGGCCCGGCTCAAGGGCATGGGACAGGCGAAGTACCAGACCGACGGTGACCCGCGTACCAGCGGTCCCGGGTTCGGGTTCGCCATGCACCCGGCCGCCATACAGGCCGCGCTGAAGCGGAAGACGCCGACGACCTGGTTCGTCAACTCAATGTCGGACCTGTTCCACGCCAAGGCCACCCGGCCATTCCTGGCGCAGACCTTCGCCGCGATGTCCCTCACCCCGCAGCACACCTACCAGATCTTGACCAAGCGGCCACTGCGAATGCGCCGAGTGCTGGCCGACCCAGCGTTCCCCGAGATGGTCACCCGCTCACTCCTGACGGAGCCGGCATTCTCCCTGCTTGGTCGCTGGCCCGTGCCGGAGGGTGGCATCCCGTGGCCGCTGCCAAATGTGCATCTTGGCGTCAGCGTGGAGGACCAGGAGCGCGCCGAGGAACGCATCCCGCACCTACAGGACACACCGGCCGCAGTGAGGTTTCTGTCCTGCGAGCCGCTGCTCGGCCCGCTGGCGCTGCGCGAGCTGTACCCGGTGCCGGGGCGCGCGGGGTTCCGGGCGCTGCTCTTCAACGGCAGCGTCCTCGGCGGCAACATCCACTGGGTCATCGTCGGCGGTGAGTCCGGCCCTGGTGCGCGGCCGATGCGGACCGAGTGGGCACAGCGCATCGTGGACGACTGCCGCGCCGCCGGAGTCCCGGCCTTCGTGAAGCAGTTGGGCACCGTCCTCGGCGGCAAGAACCACCACGACATCGACACGTTCCCCGCCGGGTTGCAGCACCGGGAGTACCCGACGGCGGTACCGGTATGACCGCCACAACGACGACCACGTACCTGTGCGGCATCGAGTCCCCCAAGGTGCACGCCGTGGCAGGGGCCGATAGCCCGCGCGCGGTCTGCGGAGCGCCGTACCGTTTCGCGTCGAAGTGGGGCGAGTACCGCGATGGCGTACCCCGCTCGCTGCAATCCACCGAGCACCTGTGCCCGGCCTGCGCCTGGACGGTCGCGCTGGACCGCGGCACCACTGCGGCCGAACTGGAGCACTGGATCACCTGCGGCGGCGCCGGCCCTGCCGGCGACCTGGCCGCGCGGACCGCGCGAGTCATACTCGACAAGATCGGCCACGACCCCGAGGACAACGCGGCCGAGCTACGCCTGCTGGTTGCCGTCTCGACGCACTGGCCTGTGCAGCTGCTGCGTGAGGACTGCGCTGACGGCGAGTGCGACCACGAGCCTGTCGACAGGTGCGCTGACCTGTTTGGTTCCGCTGCTTGCGGGGCGTGCTCGGTGCTCGCTGGCCCCGAAGCGGGGGAGTGGGAGGGTCAGTACGAGGTACCGGTCACCGCGCCGTGCTCGGCACTGACCGCCATAGCGGCGCACATGAACGTCAGTGAGGTGCCCGCATGACCTCCGCCGAGCCCACGGCCACCTGCCCGTGGATCACCAGCATCCCCGAGCTCGCCGTCTGCCTCGACCCCGGCCAGCCCGAGCCGACCGCCGAACAGCTCGCCCAGGCCCGCGCGGAACTGTACACCCGGGCCGGTATCGACCTCACCGCCGAGCGGGTCGTCGGTGTCGGGTCGGTGTGCCGCCGGCAGGCCACCGGCGAGATCACCACCATCGTTGCCAGCCTCGCTGACGCGGGCATCCGGCTCCACGGCTTCGGGGTGAAAACCTTGGGTCTGCGGAAGTACTGGGACTACCTGACTTCCGCCGACTCCCTGGCCTGGAGCTACGGCGCCCGCCGAGCGGCCCCGCTGCCCGGCTGCCTCACGCACATGAACTGCGCCAACTGTGCCCGGTACGCCCTCGCGTGGCACCTGAAACTACAACGGGAGCTGGATGCGATGCCGCGCAGTTTGTGGAGTCTGGAGGCCGCGTCGTGACCCCCCGGACCGCCCGGGGCAGCTACGCCCACCACACCGCCCCGGCGGGCGAGACGCGCGACTGGCGAAACGGTGCCCTCTGCCGAGGAGAGGACCCGGAGTTGTTCTTCCCGATCGGCTCCACCGGTCCCGCCCTGCTGCAGATCGAGGAGGCGAAGGCCGTCTGCCGGCGCTGCCCTGTCGTGTCGGAGTGCCTGAGCTGGGCGCTTGACAGCGGTCAGGACGCGGGCGTCTGGGGCGGCATGAGCGAGGACGAGAGGTGCGCGCTCAAGCGGCGACCACGTCGGCCGGAACGCACGCCGGTCGAGGTGATCGCCGACCTCGCCGCCCGGGGCAGCTCCGACCCGGAGATCGCCCACACCCTCGGCGGGGACTGGACCGCACCCCGGGTAGCTGAGACCCGCCATACCGCCGGTATCCCGGCTGGGCGCTACGTGCTGCAGGACGCGGCGTGAGCGGCTACGCGGAGTTCCTGGAACGCAAGACGCAGGCCAACACCGCGGCCGGGTTCGAGCCGCTGTGGATACCCGACTTCCTGTTCGACTTCCAGCGCGCCCTGGCCGAGTGGGCTATCCGCATGGGCCGCGATGCGTTGTTCGTGGACTGCGGGCTCGGCAAGTCCCCGATGCTGCTGGTGTGGGCGCGCAACGTCTACCTCAAGACAGGCAGGCCGGTGCTGGTCGCCACCCCGCTTGGGGTGGCCGCTCAACTGCTGGCCGAGGCCGCGAAGTTCGCGGTAGAGGCCGCGGTCTCCCGCGACGGCAGCGTGCCGGCCCCGATCGTGATCACCAACTATGAGCGGCTCCATCACTTCGACCCGGCCAAGTTCGGCGGGATGGTGTGCGACGAGAGCTCGATCCTGAAGAACTTCGACGGCGCCACCAAGGCAGCGGTCACCGAGTTCATGCGTACCCTGCCGTACCGGCTGCTCGACACCGCCACCGCCGCGCCGAACGATTACGTCGAGCTCGGCACCAGTAGCGAGGCGCTGGGTTACCTCGGATTCACCGACATGTTGTCTAGGTTCTTTATCAACGCCCAGGGCAACTCCACCAGCACCCGGGCCGCATACCGCGGCCAGGCTGGCCGCGGTGTGCACCAAGGCTTCTGGCGGTTCAAGGGCCACGCCGAGGAGCCGTTCTGGCGGTGGGTGACCTCGTGGGCGCGTGCCATACGACGACCCTCCGACCTCGGGTACGACGACACCGGGTTCGCCCTGCCGCCGCTGGAGTACCGGCAGCATCTCGTCACCCCGCGCAGCGCCCCGGAGGGGGTCCTGTTCGAGCTTCCGGCGGTCGGGTTGCAGGAGGAGCGGGAGGAGCAGCGCCGGACGCTCACCGAACGCTGCGAGGCCGCGGCCGTCGCGCTGGCCGACGCTGACCCCGCGGTGGCGTGGTGCCACCTCAACGATGAGTCGTCCCTCCTGACCTTGCTGGCCGCCGGTGCGACCGAGCTCCGCGGCGCCGAGCAGGTGGAAGCCAAGGAGGAGAAGCTGGCCGCGTTCGCCGCCGGCCAGATCCGGGTTCTAGTCACCAAGCCGTCGATCGCCGGCTGGGGCCTCAACTGGCAACACTGCCACCGCATGTCCTACTTCCCCTCCCACAGCTACGAGCAGCGTTACCAGGCCATCCGCCGGTTCTGGCGGTTCGGCCAAACCCAGCCGGTGATCGTGGACGACATCACCACCCCCGGTGGCCGCGCGGCCCTGGAATCCACCCAACGCAAAGCCGTCCAGGCCGACCGCATGTTCGACGCCCTCGTGGCCCACATGCGCGACGGCATGACCCTGCGCCGCAACGACCGATACGACACCACCGTGGAGGTGCCGCAATGGCTGGCGTCCTAGACCAGCAGATCACCGACCGGTGGGCTGTCTACAACGGCGACTGCCTCGAAGTGATGGCGTCGCTACCGGCCGAGTCGATGCACCTGTCGGTGTACAGCCCTCCGTTCGCCACCGAGTCCGGTGGGGCGCTGTACCACTACTCCAGCAGTGATCGGGACCTGAGCAACGCCCGTACCTACGCCGAGTTCCTGGAGCACTACGGGTACGTCATCGAGCAGATGTACCGGCTGACCTTGCCGGGCCGTATCAGCGCCGTCCACTGCAAGGACGTACCGCTCTCCAACACTGGTCGCGGCGACACGATCTCGGATTTCCCGGGCGACATCATCCGGCTACACAGGAAGATCGGGTTCGGCTACGCCGGCCGCCGAACCATCTGGAAGGAGCCGCTGGCCGAACGGAACCGCACCCTCACCAAAGGACTGGCGCACCGCACCATCGTGGACGACTCCACTCAGTCGATGGTGGCCAACGCCGACTACCTGATCACCTTCCGCAAGCGCGGCGACAACCTCATCCCCGTCACCCACCCGACCGGCCTCATGGAGTACGCCGGCGCCCGCAAGCCCCCGGCCGAGGTGCTGAAGTTCCGGGGCTGGACCGGCGACCAGAAGCTCAACCGCTACTCGCACTGGATCTGGCGGCAATACGCCTCGTCGGTGTGGGGCGACATCCGCGGCAACCAGGGTGACCGCCGGCTGGACGAGGGCTCGGTGCTGCCGTACCGGGAGTCCCGCGAGGAGGAGGACGAGAAGCACGTCCATCCGCTCCAGCTCGACGTCATCACCCGGGCGGTGGTGCTGTACACCAACCCGGCCGAGCGGGTGTTCACCCCGTTCATGGGAGTCGGCAGCGAGGTGTACGAGCCGGTGCGGCAGGGCCGGTACGGACTCGGCGCCGAGCTGAAGCCGGCCTACTACCGGCAAACGCTGAAGAACCTGGCCGCGGTGGACCAGCACAGCGCCGCCACTGACGAGCCTGCGCTGTTCGAGTCAGAGCCCGGCGAGGTGTCGGCATGACCCGCCCGGTGATCTCCCACGCTAGGATGGCCGAGCCCTCATATGGGCGGGACCGCGCTGGTGCTAGCAACACCGCGCGGCCCCTGGACCTCCCACCGTATACCCGGAAGGAGGCCGTGGTGTTGCATGCTCGCACATCGCTGCCTTGCGTATCACCCCGGCATATGGCCCGGCCGGCATGACCGGCCCGGACAACGTGGTCCCGCTACCGCGACCCGCCGCAGCGGCTGAGGGTGACCGGATCCGGCTCGGCCTGTCGATCCTCCAACACCGCCGGTTCTGCACCCGCTGCCAGCCTCACGTCCAGGACGCGGTACGTGCTCTCGCGGGGGAGAGCATCGAGGACATCGCCGACCGCGGGGGGCGGTAGATGGCCAACGGCGAGATCCACCTGGAGCTGTCGGTCAACTTCGCCGACGACCCGAAGGTGGCCGCCCTCGCCCGATGGCCGAAGGACGCCCGGGCGGCGCGTGACCTGTACGTGCAGATGGCCTTGTACGCCAAGCGGAACCTGACCGACGGGTTCGTACCTGTCGAGCAGGTCGGCGTGCTGTGCTACCCCGACTCGCCGAGGGTCGGCGAGCGGCAGGTCGGGCTGCTGGCCCAAGTCGGGCTGATCGCGGCTACCGACGACGGCTTCTTCGTGTCCGCGTTCCTGAAGCGCAACCGGTCCCGCGCCGAGGTCGAGGCCCTATCCGCGACCCGCGCTGAGAGTGGCCGCAAGGGTGGCACGCGAAGCGGTTCGGTTCGCAAGCGCGAAGCAC